ATTCGGTCTATGTGGAGCTTGGAACTCGTAAGATGAAGGCCCAGCCGTTCCTTGGTCCAGCCGTTAAGGAAGAAAGCGAAGTTTTATTTAAAAACCTTCGTAAAATGTTTAGGAGGTGATTCATGGCAAACGAAACGCCTTCAGTCAAAATGCTCGCAGATTTACGCGAAAAACTAAAACCGCTCAATATTCCGATTAAATTTAAGCTACCAAAACAAGACACACTCGAGCCGTTTCTAGTGATCGGGCAATCTAGCTCGGACACGTCAAAAACAGCTCAAACGGGGCTTATTATCGAGGATATGAGCGTACAGATTGATATCTTCTTACCGGGCACGGAAAGCCGGGCCGGGGTCGAGAAAGTCAAATCTGAGGCCCTTCGCAGAATCGGCCACAATCGCAATGTAAACGCGAGCGTACTCTTAGACGATACGATAGGCCGTGAAGTCTATCATATTGTCATTTCACTAACAGATACAATCTTTTAAAAAGGAGCACTTAATAAATGGGTGAAGCAGAAGACAAAGCAAAAATTAAAATTACGATCGCAAAGCCGATCGTAGGTAAAAAAGTATTTTACTTTATTCAATCAATCCACGCCGAAAAAGGCAATGGAGCAATGCTTCCAGCCTATCGTACAGACGGTACGACAACAATGGGTGGTGAATACATCGACGAACAAACACAACAAGGGCGCTTGCTTGAGAAATCAACAGATGAGCACTCAATCGAGTTGACTCAATATCTCGCGCCTAAAGATCCGTCAGTTCAAGTCATTCTTGACGCACAAAAAACAGGGGAATCTGTAAAAATCTGGCGCGTTATCGTTGACGAGTCAGTTAAAGATACTTCAACCGGGAAAGATACTTATCCAGCACAGTTTGGATATGGTAAGATCACAGACGACGTAGAATTTACTGACGCAATTGATGGATTCGTTGAGTTGAACTATACAGTGGGTATCGTTGGCCGTCTTCGTGATGGTAAATTCCCACTTTCAGCGGACGAAATCGCAATGTTGAACGACGTTTACGAGTATCAAAATCCGGGCGAAACAACAGGCGATTACAACAATATCACACGCTAATTTTTCAAGCAAAGGGGCTTCGATCGCCCTTTTGCTTTTATTTTTTTGACAAAAAAAGGAGTTATTCAATGGAATTTTCAGTCGGAAGCCGCGCAATCGAGATCAAATTTGATTATATGACCATGTACAAGGTCAATCGTGATCTTGGATCTCAAGGACCAGACGGCACACGCAACGAAGACGGGGTCGGTGCTCTATTCTTTCGTGTGGTTGATCGTAACGATTCGGCTCTAGTGGATCTTATCAAGCTATGCGCAAGCAAGAAAGCGAAAGCTGTAAGCGATGAAGAAGCAATCAAAGCAATCGCGGACAAAATGGAAGATCTCGGAGCAGAAAGCACAGAGCCACTATTCGAAGCTTTGGAAGAAGAGATGGTTGATTCTGGTTTTTTCAAAGAGAAAGTTTCGAAATACTTAGAAAATCTCGAGCTGGGATTGAAGTATCTCAAAGCAAAAGCAGAAACAGCGGAAGACAAGGCACAAGCGGAACTTCAGATCGAACAGACGGAAGCGCGAATTGGGCGCTTGAGAAACGCAATCTCTTAATAGAATGTGCGCGTTTGGGTCTGACTGACCCGAATATTATTTTTTCATGTACAAAGAACGAGCTCGACGCGATTCGCGAGGGCCTTTACTATCGAGCGATTGAAGAGCGGGAAAACCTCGTCGAACTTGCTTTTAATCTTCGCTATACGCTAAACGCTAAAAAAGCGGACTTTGGCAAGTTGAGCAAGAAAAAGGATCGTGAGAAAGTGCGTCGTCTATTTAGACAGCGCGAAGAGCGCGAAAGCTCTCAAGGTATGCTCGAGAAGATCGAGCGTCTTAATGAACATTTCAGAAATAGATAGATAGGAGGTGGGGCGATGGCGTTTGACGGATCAATAGAAGCAATTATCGGCGCGGATTTAACCGGTTATGAAAAGGCAATGAGCGACGTCGTGAGTTCAACGCGTAAAGCATTTCAAAACGCGGCACAGGAAGCGTCAAAGAGCGCAAATCAGATGATTCGTGAAGTCGGTCAGCTTATGAACCGACTCGCAAACAGTAACCAGAATATCGGATCCAAGATCGGCCAAGGTTTGACCGGTGGATTCAAAATCGCCCTCGGAGAGCTACAACGTATCTCTTCAAACATCGGCGCAAAATTACCTGACCCCATACGTAAGGCATTTACTCGCGTTTCGGCTGATATTAAGTCAGTTTTAGGCGCGATGAAAAATGACGTTGCCACACTTGGGGCCGGCATTAATTCCAAAATCAAAAAAGCGTTTGACTTTAATATTTCAAACGCGATCAAATCGCCAAAGAGCGCGTTTGCTGAAATGGCAAACAGCGTCGACTCTATGGCAAGTCGGATCAGCTCAAAAGTCCACAGTATCGGCTCGGTCTTTACTAATTCGGCTAACAATATGTCCGGATCGTATAAGACGGCCTTCGGTGCGATTGGGGACGCTATGGCCCGGCTCGAAGCTCGTATTCAGTCCATGGCTGGAAATCTTACGAGTGCTCTTGGCCAAAAGGTATTGAACCCGATCAACTCGTCATGGTCCAGTATGTTTACCAACTTAACCAGCAAGGCGAACAGCTTCGCGGACCGAGTTCAAAACTCTTTCGGTGGTAAGATCTTATCATCGGTCAACAACCTCGCGAGCAACGTAAGCGGTAAGCTCGGAAACGCGTTCCATACGACAGGCCAGAAAGCCGTCAGCGCGTTAACTGGGATCGTAAACCACACGAACCAAGCAGCGAGCGCGTCAACTAACCTAGTGAAGCAGGTTTTAGGTGTGGCTGCTGCTTATAAACTCTTTGATCTTGGGAAACAAGCAATCAAGAGTACTGTTTCAAAGGCTGCTGAGTTCGAAGCCAAAATGAGTAACATTAAGGCCGTGACTGGTGAGAGCGAAGCGACGATGAAGAAATTCAACGACGCTGCAATTAAAGCCGGGGCAGATACAGCCTTCAGCGCAGCGGACGCAGCGGACGCGATCGGCGAACTTGCAAAAGCCGGGGTGTCAACAAAAGATATTCTAAACGGTGGGCTTACAGCGTCCCTAAACTTGGCCACGGCGGGCGAGTTGGATCTGAAAGAAGCTGCTGAAATTACATCAACGGCATTGAACGCGTTTAAACGTGACGGCATGACGGCCACACAAGCAGCAAACCAACTCGCGGGAGCTGCTAACGCGTCCGCGACAGACGTCCACGAGCTGAAATATGGCCTTTCAATGGTCGCTCCGGTTGCGTCTGGACTTGGTCTATCGTTCCGCGATACCACTAACGCCCTCGCAGTCTTCGCTCAAAACGGACTCAAGGGATCAGACGCCGGAACATCACTTAAAACTATGCTTATGAATCTGCAACCGCAGACGAAAGCACAAACGAACATGATGAAAGAACTCGGTATCATTACAGCCGATGGCTCGAACCAGTTCTTCACGGCTGAAGGAAAGATCAAGTCATTCGCTGAAATTTCGCAAGTTTTGAAAGATCACTTAGGTGGACTTACCGACGCAGAAAAACAAATGGCGTTGAAAACCATGTTCGGTACCGACGCAGTA